GGAATAGACGCCAAAGGCGCCGTTGAGGACGGAACCAGCATAGGCGCTTCCTTTGCTGAAGGCTTCAGCAAAGGATTTGACGGAAAGAAGGTAGGAGAGGCGATCCTGAACGCCATCAAAGGCGTATTTAAGGACGCAGGAACTCTACTCCCAGGAGGAGAGGAAGCAAGCTCGACATCCTGGCTGTCAGCCGGAGCAATAGCGCTGGCATTTCAAAAGCTCGGCATTTTCAAGCTATTAGGCAAAGGCGGAAAGGGATTAATAAATCTCTTCGGAAAAGGCAGCAAGAGCGGAGCGCCAGATAGCACAGGGATACCATCAGCCTACGGAACAGACACCATGTATGTAACAGCCTCAATAGTTTACGTTTATGGAAAGACAATCCAGGGCCCAGGCGGAGGTTCCCCGACAGGAGGACCGCCTATGGGAGGATATCCTTCACTGCCAACAGGAGGAAAACCGCCAGCATTACCACCGGCCGGAGGATCACCAGTGGCACTCCCAGGACCTGCAGGAGCAGCAGGAAAGGCAATAAACACAGTGCAACTGTCCAACGGAACATATGTGGCCACAGGCGGAGCATTGGCAACCGGCCTGGCAAAGACCGGCGTAGCACTTGGTAGCGGAGCAACAACTGCCGGCGGAGCCATAGCAGCTGGAGCTTCAAGCGTACTGGGAGGCGCGCTCGGCATTGCTGGACTTGGAGCTGGAGCAATAGACATTTACCAGGGTACCAAAAAGACAGGGAAAGAAGCGAAGGACGAATACTGGCAGGGCGGAACCAAGATAGGCATGGTAGGAGCAGGAGCCGGCATAGGCGCCGCGGTAGGCTCGGTGGTGCCGGTAGTAGGAACAGGTGTAGGAGCGCTTGTAGGAGCCGGAATCGGCGGCGTGGCCGCACTTTTCAGCGGAGATAAAGCTGGTAAGGCCCTATCAAATGCCACAGACAAAGACGGCGCATTAACAAAGTTCTGGGAGAATACAAAGACATGGGCAAGTAACACATGGGACTCCATCAAGACCGGAGCCTCAAACGCCGGATCATGGGTAGCCGAAAAGTGGAACGCAGCCGGAGACTGGATAAGCAACAAATGGAACAGTTTCAGTGACTGGTTCGACACTTCGGTGTGGACCCCAGTAAAGGACGTCGGAATATCGGCCATCAACATAGCAGCCGGAGCATGGAGCGAAGTAAGAGACTGGGTAGGCGAGAAATGGAGTGATTTCTCCGCATGGTTCGATGAGAGCGTCTGGACCCCGGTAAGCGACGCCGCACAAGCTGCAGGCGAATGGGTAAGCCAGAAATGGGATGACGCCAAAACATGGATCGGAGACAGATGGTCTGATTTTTCAGCATGGTTTGACGAATCCGTGTGGACACCTGTAAACAATGCAGCACAAGCAGCCGGCCAGTGGGTAAGTGACTGCTGGAACGACGCGAGAACATGGATCGGAGAGCGCTGGTCTGACTTTTCTTCATGGTTTGAAGAGAGCATATGGACCCCTGTCAAAACAGGAGCACAGGCTGCAGGAGCATGGGTAAGCGAAAGATGGAGCGAGGCCAAGACCTGGATAAGCGAGACATGGGGAGCCGTAAGCACCTGGTTTGATGAAACAGTATGGACCCCGGTAAAAACAGCGGCGCAGACAGCAGGAGCATGGCTGGGAGATCAATTCACAGCAGCAAAGAATGCAGTAAGCGAGGCGTGGTCTGGAGTAGCCGACTGGTTCTCGACTAACGTATGGGAACCCATCAAGAGCGGAGCAACCAGGGCATGGGAATGGGTAGGCGAAAAGCTCGGTGGCATTGGCGAGTGGATCGGCGACAAGTGGCAGAGCTTCAAGAGCTGGCTCGGAGGTCTGGGCCAGAAAGGCTCAAAGGAGACCGGCCTAACAACCAGCCAGGGTAAAGGTAGCGTTCTCGAACACGCATACGGTGGAATTATGACAAAACCACATATGGGTATAGTGGCCGAGGACGGAGCTGAAGGAATTATCCCATTAAGCCCAAGCAAGAGACAACGAGGCCTCGATTTATGGCAGCGTACCGGTGAGCTCCTCGGAGTCAGAGCATACGAAGACGGCGGAATAGTAGGCGAGGAACCGGACGAAATCCCGGTAGCGTCTGCAACCGGAAGAGCCGGCCAGAACATAACCATCAAAGTAGAGGTCAAAGCAGATCCTAAATTCACGATTGAAGGCAGCGGAGATACCACCGACGAGAACAAAGTGCTGGCCGTATTGAAGGCTTATATCCGCGAAATGACTGACGACATAGGAGACGAGCTGGCAGAAAGACTGGCCCGCATTTTTGCGAATATGCCGGTGAAAGGAGGAGCTGAAGCGTAATGGATATATACATCACTGAAATAGAAACAGGAGCGAAGCTGGCGCTTTCTATGCTCCCCGAAAAGACAAAGCAAAAAGGAGACGCTGCATTTCAGATTTATGACATTATAAACGTCGGGGAGGTAAGGATCCCACGAGGGACCAACCTTTTAACTTTCTCGTGGAACGGCACCCTCCCCGGCAAAAGCCGTAGAAACGCCAGTTATATAAAAACACAATACTGGCAAAGCCCAGAGGAAATCCAGAACATCTGGGAAAGGTGGCGTAAAGAAGGGACAAAGTTAAGGTTAATGGTCACAGAGACGCCAATCAACCACGATGTATATCTGGACGGATACACGGCAGAAGCCACCGGAGGAAATGGCGACTACGAATACACAATCAGCTTCGTAGAAGCAAAGCCTATTGAGGTTTATACAGTAAGCGAGCTAAACATCAAACCAAAGGCACAGACAAATGCGACAAGCTCGTCAACCAGGCCTCCGGCACCAAAGGCCGCGGCCAAGACTTATACCGTCAAGAGTGGAGATAGCCTCTGGAAGATTGCACAAGCAACCCTTGGCAAAGGCGGAAGGTATATGGAAATATATAATCTTAACACAGACAAGATAAAAAACCCAAATACCATATACCCCGGACAAGTTCTAATGCTGCCGAGTTAGGAGGTGAAGAGCCACGATCGATATAAGCAAAATCAAATACAAGGCAGTACTGGTTACATCTTCAGGAAAACAAATCGATGTAACCCAGGCTGCCGAAAGCATCGGATGGGAGGAAGGCGACGCAGAACTGGCCATGAGGACGGCCGTAGCACTCCACAACATCACATACGAAGGCAAAAAACTCTCCAGTATTGCACAACCAGGATGCATAGTAGTAATTATTGCAGACTGGGGAACAGGCAGCGACGAGGTGGCCAGAGGGACCATAGTGGAATGGGAACCTGGAGAAATCGGCAACACTGCCACGCTATTTGACATTATGGCTTATGATGAGCTCTTTAACCTGCAGCAAAGCCAGGACAACCGGTATTATACAGCCGGCACAGGAACTAAATCGGCCATTATGGGAATTTTCAACGACTGGGGAGTGCCAGTGGAGAAATACGAGGGACCAGATGTAGCTCATGCAAAAACGCCTTTCAAGAACGAGTACTTGAGTAATATCCTCATTCAGCTTTTAGACGATGCAGCCAAGAAAGGCGCCCCGAAATGCATTATCCGAGCCACCAAAGGCAAGGTAAGCGTGCTGCCGAAAGGGAGCAACAAGACAATATACCACTTTGATGAAGACACAAACGCGGTGCTGGTTAGAGATAAAATCAGCACCGTTGATCTTGTTACCAGGGTAAAGGTGGTAGGCAAGGAAGACAGCGAAGGAAGGCAACCGGTGGAAGCTGTACTTGATGGCCAAACCCAGTATGGTATACGCCAGAAGATCTATAACAGATCCGAAGACGACACGCTGGCCACAGCGAAGTCAGCAGCCCAGGAAATGCTGGACGAACAGGGCAAGCCGGCCAGGACGATAGTCCTTGAAGCTCCGGACGTACCGATGATCCGTAAGGGAGATAAGATCCACGTCAAGGCAGGCACTCTCAACGGATACTACATCATCAAAGCCATAAGGCACGACGCCGGCAGTAGAACCATGACCATGGAACTGGAGGATGAGGCAGACAAAACAACAGTAGCCACTACCACACAGGCCTCAAATACTGCAGCTGCAGCTCCAAGCTCCGGAGAGTACAACAAGGGCGACAGCGTAATCTTAAACGGACCGGTATATCGGGACAGCTACGGAAACGGCCAAGGAAAGACATTCACTAACCGAAAATGCACCATCACAATCAAAGTAGACACTTCCAGACCGTGTCCATATCACGTTGACTCCATCGGCTGGGTAAAACCAAGCTCAATAACTAAAGTATAGGAGGTGGGAGAATGAAACCATCATCGGGCAATGCAGGCATAAACAAGCTGGCAAGGGTAATGCAGCAACGCATGAAGGAAGTAAATACCTCTCCCCTCCTGCTTGATTTTGGAGTAATTCAGGACGATTACAGCTTGCTAACCAACACATATCCGATACCAATCCCTAAAACAGATTACCTGGTGTGCAGGGATGTAACTCATGACCCAGGCAAATCACTAACCAAGACCAAAACCGGGCAAGGGCAGCACCCTCACGGCCCAAGCGGAAGTCATGACCAGTACCAGGGCGATGGAACTCACAGTCACCCCAACACAGAAGGAGCACACGTTCATGATGTAGTGCTTCCGGAAAGCATGCACTGGCTGAAGCCGGGAGACAGAGTCCTGGTAGCCTGGGTACAAAACGACGCCGTAGTCATTGACATTGTACTACCGGCGACAAAGATAGGAGGATGATCATATGCCAGATAAAAAACTGTTTCCTGTCTTTGACGTTCCAGAGATTAATATAACGACTCCTGCAGAGGAACAGAAATACAAGCCGAGCGTTTATTTTGATTTCACCATTGGAGACTTCAGGCGAGACGGGACCAACAAGCTGGTACTGGCCGACGGTAAGGAAGCATACAAGCAATGGTGCATAAAAACCGTGCTAACAGAACGCCTGGAAAGACTGGCATATAGTAGCGACATAGGCATCGAGCTTTATGACGCATTAAAACAGGCGGACAGGCAAGCGGTCGAATCGGCCCTGGAGAGAACTATCACGGAGGCGCTCATGGTTAACCCAAGGACGGAATATGTCCGAGGGTTTGAATTTACGTGGACCAGCGATAGCCTATACTGCCAATTCATCGTAAAGGGCAAAGAATGGGAAGAACAAAGAATTGGCGTGAATTATCAAACATAAGGAGGTGGAATAAATGTCGATACCAGAGTTTATACCGCCCAGTTTCTTGAGTGATCAGGACGCTGAAACAATTCATAAGCGCATGATGGAGAATCTGCCACCGGACATAGACGATATGGAAAACGGCTTTCCTTGGGATTTTACCAAGCCTACGGCGCTTGAAAAAGCGGAAATGCTGGAATTCCACCTCGTAGAAACGCTGAAAATCATGTTCCCGATGTGGGCGTACGACGAATGGCTGGACTATCATGCAAAAGGACGCGGCATAACAAGGAAACCCGCAAACGCAGCTTCAGGAGAGCTGCTTATAACCGGGATATCAGGAACAACAATACCTGCAGGCTTCAAGTTCGCCGCACCGGCCACAGCAGACACGCCGGCAATCGAATACCAGACGACAGAAAAGTATACTATCGGCGAAGACGGAACCGTAAGAGCTCAAATAACGGCCGTAGAAGCAGGACCCAAAGGGAATGTGCCGGCAAATACGGTAACTTTAATGATGACGCCAATCAAAGGCATTACATCAATTACCAACGAAGCGAATATCACAGGCGGGACCGAAGTAGAGAACGACGATGAGCTGCGCAACAGGATAATGGAAATTGACGCAGCCAGCGAGGCCAGCTTTGTAGGCAGCGACGGTGATTATAAACGATGGGCGGAGGAAGTACCTGGCGTGGGGACGGCGCTGGTTATGCCTGAATGGGCAGGACCAGGAACGGTGAAGGTGGTTGTAATAGACGCCAATGGCCAGCCGGCCAATGCGGCCATAATCGCAGCGGTATACGACAACATCATGTCTCCAGGAGACAGGCTGCAGAGGAAGGCTCCAATAGGCGCCACTGTCACCATAGAGGCTCCAACGGCCAAGGAATTAAATTATACCTTCACGCTTGAGTTAAAGGCAGGTGAAAACCAAGAAACTGTTCTGGA